TAGTAACAACATTAACAACAACCAAACGATTTAGGTCAATGCCCCTAGACTCAAGTAGGGATTTGTTAACAGCGGCTTCAGTATCAAAGTAGAGACAATAACCATCGGGGTTAGAATCAAGAAAATTCTTAACCACAGCGAGAGAAAAGAAAGTCTTTCCAGTACTAGACTCTCCAGCAATAGCAGTAATCTTATTCCCAGATACACCACCAAATAAACTACCTGAGACCAGTGCATTAAAAATGTACGAACCTGTGTCCACATAAGTTTCGGTCTCATCAATGTCCGCTGCGAGTTTGGTATAGTCATCACCAATCTCTTTTACAATATCTTTTAAAAAATCCATTATCCAAAAAATAGTTCAAGGTTTACAGTTTTCTCAACATTCCACCCAATCGCATCCAAGATAGACTTAAGTGGTTCTACAAAACTCTTCTCAAATTGTAGGTCATAATCAATGTACTTGTCAAGTCCAAGTTCCTTTGGAAAATCCTGAATAAAAGAAATAATATTCTCCTGTATAATATTCGGTTTTTTCAGATAAAGAAACTTAATCTTTTCTCCATTACCAATAAGTGAATATTTATTGGTCAGTTTTTTCTCCTTAATATAATGATTAAAGAGTAGTGCTCCACGACAATGAATAGGAGTTCCTTTAATATAAATGTCAGAATTAGACTTATACTTTACGACATCAGATACTGAACGTGGAAATGCAATCTCTTCTGGCGGTAATGTCTTAAACTTTTTGCGGCATTCATCAATAAAGTCAATCACATCTTCTTCTGTTCCATTCATCATCAACTTCAGACCATCCTTAATCATCTGACGGCAAGGAGCAGGTGTAGAAGACTTGACTGCCTCAATACCCATCATCTTTAGTTTGGGTTCTGTGTATTGCACACCCTCACTATTCCATACGTTGAGAATATAACGCTTCTTCGCGGTCCAAATACCACGTTCGGCAATATTCTCACGCTTCATAATCATTTTCTGTTCATATGCCGAAACATAATCCGCAAGTTCCTGATAACTGGATTCGATGAATGGTTCCAACTTGTCTTGGCAGATCTTATCAAGTAACTGAACAACCTTTGTTTTATCGTCAGACTGACGACTAAGAAATTTATCAACAAGAGGTCCCATATTAAGATAGATTGAGTCAGTGTCAGATGCGATGACATAATCGACTTCCTCTGTTTGCAAAATCTTATTTAGAAATCCATTCATCTTATTCTCAATCCAACGGATCGAAACTTGACCCGAGAGAGTGATTGCTTCAGCATTTGCAAGTTTATAATACCTAAAATACTGATTACCAATCGCACCATAAGCAGAGTTAAGTTGGATCTTACGTGCCATCTGAATGTTATTACATCTGGCAATCTCTTTTTCCAACTCTTTAGTTTTCTTCTTCTCATACTCTTGCTTTGCAGCAAGCATCTTCTTTTTATAGATGGTGCGATCCTTATAGATCTTTTCCATCAATTCTGGAAGAAACCCACGAACATCCTTACGGTACATTGCGCCATTAGCACATACCGCATTATCCTTATAAAACTCAAACTCAATATCTTGGTTTAAGATTTTTTCAACAGTCGCGCTGGGATGTCTTTCCTCAAGTAAGGTCTCTGGTGAGATGTTGTACTGCATAATAAGGTGAGGGTAGAGACTATTAAGGTCAAAAGACACAACCCAATCATACTTTCCAGGAATCGGTTCCTTGACGTAGGCTCCTGCATACTTCGAATCCTTGTCCGATTTTTCTTTGGGAGGAATAACAATATTCCTATCCTTTAGATAGTTATAAATGATCGTATCCCACATACGAACTTGTGAAGAAACGTCAGCATAGTTTGCCTTAGCATCATATGCCATTGTGATTGCCAACTCAATCAATTTCATCTTGTCTTCCATTCGGTCAACAAGTTCCACGTCAATGATGTTGTATTCTACGAACTTCTGCCAACCATTAGTGTAGAAGTCCTTAAAAGTATCAAACTCAGAGTGGTCAAGTTTCTTCTGTCCCAGTTCTACACTTGCGATGTAGTCAAGGCGATAGGATTCTTGTGCCTTATAAGTGAACTTCTTATAAAGGTTAAGATAATCAAGTTGAGTAATACCACCAACATCATATGCAATGTTTTTACGACCAGCAATAAAGATTTCACGTTCAGTCACAAGACCCCAAGGAGAAAGTCTTTTCATCAACTTCTCACCAAGGATTCTCTCAATACGCCGCACAAGATACGGCATATCATACAATTCACTATTCCATCCAGTCACAACCTCGGGGATATTATCCTCAACCATCCACCAGTTGATGAATGCGCTCAGAAGTTCATACTCGGTTCTGAAACCTTTGTAAATAACATTCTGCTGTTTGTTTGTGAATGGTCCTCTACCCCAAGTGCGAATCTGTTTGGTTGCATAGTCTTGGACGGTAATGAGTAGAACTTCCTCGGCGGCAGATTCTACATCAGGGAATCCGTTCTCGGATGCAACCTCAATATCAATGGTTGAGATTTTGATTTTGTTAGTATCAAACTTAATCTCTTCTTCTGGATACATTTCAGAAATATACTGATAGATGTATCCAGTATTTCCATGAATCTTAAAGTTTTCTACGCCCTCATACTTCTTAATAAACTCGCGGCAATCACGAACGGTTCCTGGTTGGACTGACTCAACATAATCACCCTCAAGGGTTTTGTATTTTGTTTTTTTATTAGAAGGGACAAAAAGAGTCGGGTAGAACTTCTCCTTGGTCATGAAATGGCGACCATTCTCATAACCACGAACTAGGAAGTTGTCCCCGACCATTTGGACGTTGGTGTAAAAACGCATCAGGCAATCATCTCAAAATATTTGGAAAGCAAATCTGGTGTTGGGTCTGCAAGAGTCATAATACTCTCAGAACTAATCATAAACTCATTCTGTGTGGAGAAGTCAATCCAAGGTTCCAAATAATACTCTTCGGATTGCTTTTTAAGGACGAAAGGATTAGTCAGTTTGCAATTTGGTTCTCCAATATCCGCACCGACCTCTACAATCTCAGTAATCAATACAGCGTCATTCTTCAGTAAAAGACACTTCACTATCTGTTCCATTTACTTTTTCCTCATACAATTTTCTAATTTCTTTGGCTGGTTCTACAATCGTAACCATCCAATCTGGTCTAACAGGAATTTCCTTGTCGTTAGTAAACATAATCCAAGGAGTAAACGTTACTCCAACAGAATCATCTTCTGCTTGCTCGGCAAGATATATGGACTCGGTAAGTGTAAGAACGTGCGGGTCCTTAAACAAATATCCACAAATCTTTTCTTCTGATATCAGTTCTTTGATATCTGCAATGATTGTCTCACCAGATTTTAATAGTGCAAGTTTTACGGACATTTACAAGATTTCTCTCAATACATTCTACCAACAAAAAAGGGAGGTGTCAACTGGATTGTGCCAGTTACCTCCCCGTCTGCGCCGACGATATTCAGTTTTATTTATTCAGGAAGTATCAGGGTAGAACGGCGGCGAGCGTTCCCCCAAAGAAAAGAGTCATTGCTGTTCCCAGTGTTAAGGTGGCGGTGGTAAAGTTCATCGTCCCTCCATAGGTCTAAATTATATAGTCATTATGTATCATAGTGATACAAAAGTCTGTAACGACCGCTACTGATTTCTACTCAATTGTATTGGTTTAAAGATAGTCCTTACGTGCGTGATGCTCGGGGACTATTTTTCCGAGGACGATTCTGAGGAGTCCGTCTTCGAAGGTGACTTCCCGTACTTCTGTGTCGTCGGATAAAGTCCACGCTCGTTGAAAACTTCTTTGAGCCAGTCCCTTGTGGACAAACGTCTTCTCGGATTCGGTGTCCTCCCGTTGCCCTTCGACAAAAAGTTTTCCATACTCCGTGAAGACATTGACCTCTCCTTTTTTAAAACCTGCTAGTGCAATCTCTAAATGAGATTCTACATTATTTACCTGAATCAGGTTGTAAGGTGGATAGTTTTTTGTAGTTTCGTGAAGATTGAATAGACGATCAAAGTATTCGTCCATACCAATGCTGTTGCGGGTAATCTTATCCATCAAGGTATTAAGATCCGCAGCGGTATAACGCTGAATGTTCATTATGGTAGCTCCTTTAAAAGCGAGTTTGTGTTTTGTGGACCCTTATGGCATCCACTACTAATTATACAAGAAAGCATAAAAAAGGGGGTGTGGGACCCCCTACAAAATTATTCG